TCCTTGATGATGGCGATACCCTCGTTGAGCCGTTCGTTGTGCAGCTCCTCGGCCAGCGTGTCGAGCTGGAGCACCTTGCTCGCCTTGAGGTTCCCGTTCTGATCGCGGGCGATAAGCCGCATGATCTGGTTGATCATCGCCTTCGTCTCGTCGTCCTTGATAAGACCCATGACGGCCTCCTTCACGATGGCGATGCCATCCTCGACCGTATCGCGCCAGCCGTCCACGACGCACCGCCCGATGGTGATGCGCTTGTCGCCCGTCGAATTGGTGAACGTGTGGCTTTTCTGCCCGTCCTTCGTCCGTTTCAGCACGTCGGCCTTCATGTCGAGGATCTGCCGGAAATTGTCGAGCACCTGCTCCTTGACCGTGCGGATATCGCCGCTCAGCTCCCGGAGCATCGGGATCGCTTGTTCGATCTCCTCGTCCACCATCTGACCGTAAACCTCGCGGTCCTTCCGGGCCTTGTCGGCCGCCGCCTTCCGTTCCTGCTCGGCTTTGAATGCCGCGTACTGCGCCGCTTCCTCGGCGGTCATCTGTACCGTTTTCACTTCGTTGTCGTTCATTGCTGTAATGTTTGAGTTTTTAGATTTCTATTTCGAATTGTGTCGTTTTGACAGCTTTCATCCGGTCAAGGAGATGACTGTTTACGGCAATATAAACCCCTTTTTCATCTCTCAATGGTAGCCAATGGGTATAGCGTGCCGATTCCTTGTCAATAACGGGGATGCCGAACTTTGAAAGAATGCGGCCGTCGAGGCCTTTGAACTTTTCATCCCAAGCCTTGACGAGATCGCGTCCCTCTTTCCTTTGTTTGGATACTTTATACAGAGGATTGTCTCCCGGGTAATCTTTGTTTCGGAGCAGTTTCGCAGGGATGAAGGTTTCATCGTTGAACCCGATAAGCCGATAGTTCCAAACGGCTGTAAAACCGAATGCCCAGTTATAACCGATTGTATCCGGACGAGTACCGCAATACGCCTCGATTATGTCTTTAGCTTCGTTTTCCTCTTGTTTCATCCGGACATTCATTTCGGTTAGAACTTTCTCCAACTCCGTCCCTTGTTTCGGTCTGATTTTCATAATACGCTTTATTAAAACAGTTTGTATTGTCTGGTCTCGAAAATGCGTGCTTTTACGGCCTTGACCGCAGCCGGAGGCAACACGCCCTCTTCGGCCAGCAAGTCGCCGAACGCCCACAGCAGGGCGTTCTGTTCCGAGGCGAACTCGCCCCATTTCCGGCCGGGGTGGCATCCGCGGCCCGACCCGCCGATCATCCATGTCGTAGCGGCCACCCAGGCGCCGTCCTGTTGCCCGATATGGACTTTTACATAATCGCGGCCGCTGGTGTAGAGAATTTCGGTTCTGTATTCGCCCGACTGCAATACGGGGTAATCGTACCACGGGGCCGGGAGGTCGGCCCGATTGTCGATCCGCAGGTCTGCGTAAGGATTCGATTTCATAATGCGTTGTCAATTAGGAAGGCCGCCGAGCGGCATGTAGATTATCTGCGGCTGGGACTGCTCGGCCTGTCCGGTCGGCCGTTCCGGCCGGGGATTCAGCCCGCCGCTGCGTTGGATCGCGCGGAGCTTCAAGGCCAGCGCGTCCAGTTCCGGCGGGGTCAGTGCGCCGAACTCCTTTCCGGAGATCCGGCGGTCCCGGCAAAAGGCATTGATGCGCGGCCAGTCCGTCGTGTCGATGCCGAGCTGCTGCATCAGGCGGAGCGCCGCCGACCGTTTCTTTTTCCGGAGTTCGTGCTGCGGGTCGGCCGTCGAACGCTCCAGCGCGTCGCACAGGGCATCGTACTCGGCGGCGGACATGGCCCGCAGGCTCGACGTCCGGCCGTCGGTGTACTGCTGCACCAGGCGCTCCTTCATTTCGTCGTCGTGGAGCGGCAGACGGTTGAATAGCTTGTAGAATCGTTTGTAGGTCATGGCGGATGTGGTTGTTTATTCGGTCAGATAATATTTCGCGGCGCCCTCCTCCCAAATGGTGAAGTACGCCTCCGCGTCGTCGGTATAGCGCCCCTGACAATATGCCCGGTAACCTTTGGTATGGATTTTCACGCCGCAGTCGAAGCGGATGTCGTCGGCCATCTTACCCTTCGGCCGCCCCTTGTAAACCTGCGACACGAGGATGAACGATTTGCGCGGGAAAGCATCTAAAAGTACCTTCTTCAGTCGGTCGAAACTCCGCACGTCGAGGTACTGCACCGAGTCGATGATGACGAAGTTCGCGCTCTTGGGCCGCTCCAGCCGTGCGACGAGATCGGCCACCGTCAGTCCCGTCACGACCTTGAATTTCCCTGCGACATCCCGCATCCCGAGCCGCTTGATCCGTTTCTTGA